CTTGACTTTTGAGTAAAAGTATGGTATAATATAAGGTAGATATTAGGATGTATTTAGTGAAGCAGGTGCGGGACTAAAGATTGAGTGTTGTATAGTTCGTATAGATCCCCTCATCTGTTGCAACCTAAGCAGGGGACTCATGCGAACTAGCGTTAAACACAAGGATACAGGAGAATGTCACGAGAAGACACCCTAGAAGCCCAAGCTGCAGCTAGAAAAGAGATTAATATTAAAAAAAGACCTAGAGGTAGGCCTAAGCAAAAGGAAATCAAGGCTAAAACTGCAGGGTCCAGAGGTAAAGTAGGCAGACCTAAGGGTGATGCTACTATAATTAATGAGTACAAGGCTAGGATGTTAGCTAGTCCTAAGTCCATTAAGGTACTAGAGACTATCTTTGAGGCTGCTTTAGATCACGATCACAAGAATCAGGCAGCAGCTTGGAAGCTAGTGATGGACAGGATACTCCCAGTAGGTGCATTTGAAAAAGAGGTGATAAAAGACAATGGAAGAAGTGCAATACAGATTAACATCACTGGTGTCGGAAGCACAGAAATTCTTGGAGGCACTGAAGACGGAAGCACAATTGAGGGTGAACTCGTTGAAGAGTAGAATCTGTGGCTGTGACTGCGGTTGTCAAGAGGAAAACCTTTGAAAAACTTCACAAAAGAAGAGTTTAACTGCCAACATACTGGTGAAAACCGTATGGAGGAAGAGTTTTTACTCAAGTTAGACCAACTCAGGGACAACTGCGGTTTCCCTTTTGTTATCACCAGCGGCTACAGAAGCCCTAGCCACCCCATAGAAGCCAAAAAAGACGTACCGGGAACCCACGCGCAAGGCATAGCAGCAGATATAAAAATAACAAACGCTGCACATCGGTACACACTAATAAGAGAGGCTCTATCTATGGGATTTAGTGGTATAGGGGTCGCTGGTGACTTTATTCACGTTGATACAAGGGGAACTGTCCCTGTGATCTGGACCTACTGATGCTGTACACTAAGCACGTACAACTAACTGACGCAACAGAAACAACAATGTTTACCGTACCTTCTGGATTTCATGCTGTCATTCATTACATTTTTATTGCTAACCACGGTGGAAGCACAAAGAACGCTTCTCTGCACTTTGCTAACTCTGGTGGATCTAATAGAATAGATATTTACGACGCAGAAGGCCTAAGTAGTGGCGCTAAACTAACTCTAAGTAACGGAGGCGGTCCTTTGTTTGTCCTGCACGAAGATGAGGCGGTTAAGGTTCAGACAGAAGCTGGTGCAGACATGGAGTTTGCCGTAACATTTGATCTTTTTGAAATGGCTCCAGCACTGGTTAACTTTGTATGATTACCATTGTTGGTGCTGATTGGTGCCCTGCTTGCAACAGAGCCAAGAAGTTAGCCAAAGAATACAACCTAGACTACAAGTACGTACACATACCTCCGGGTCAAGCCGGTTGGGACTTAGTAGAAGCCGTGAGTGGCAAGAGGAGTATCCCTCAGATATTTTACCACTTTGGTGGTTCAAAAGACTTTAGAGAAGCCCTAAACAGCGTAGGAGAACTTACACAATGACTAACAAAGTAAACGAGATGGTACTAGGTTTTGCAGCAGTGTTTCTTTTTTCTTTGGTTTCTATCGGAGCCAAAGCAGAAACTGTTATCAACTACGACGACGGATCTACGTACACCTTGTCAGACAACCAAGAAATTTACATCAGCACGCCTAGTAGTTCTCTGTTCAAGAGACAACTAATGAAAAACAAAGACACGTTTTTTCGTGTACAAAAACCTTGGACTGTAAGAGATTACGTGCCACAGCCACAAGATCCTTTTGCTGTAGGAAGCCACGATTGGTGTAAAGTTTACATTCCGTGGAGCGAAGGTTTAACCTTTGATATGATTACGTGGCAACGTCACTGTGACACTGATAATGACGGTAAGTACGGTTGTGGTGATGAAGGGTTTGATAACTCAGAAGATGCTGGAGTTTGTAACTAGACCAAGTGACAGACTTAAACGTACAACTGTTGCCGTGGCAGCAGGAAGTCTACTCTGACCCTACTAGGTTCAAGGTAGTAGCCGCAGGACGGAGAACAGGGAAGTCCCGTCTTGCTGCTTGGATGTTAATCATTAATGCTCTACAGACCGATAGAGGTCAAGTTTTTTACGTTGCGCCTACGCAGGGCCAAGCAAGAGACATCATGTGGCAAACCCTGCTAGAGCTAGGACACCCTGTCATCTCAGGTTCGCACATAAACAACCTGCAGATCAAGCTGGTCAACGGGGCCATGATTAGTCTCAAGGGAGCCGATAGGCCGGAGACAATGCGTGGTGTGTCCTTGAAGTTTCTCGTGATGGACGAATACGCAGACATGAAGCCTGACGTATGGGAACAGATACTCCGTCCAGCACTGGCAGACCAAAAAGGTTCTGCGATGTTCATAGGTACGCCTATGGGACGTAACCACTTCTACGAGTTGTACAAGTACGCGGAGCTAGGTGACGATGAAACTTACAGGGGCTGGCATTTCACCAGCTACGACAACCCGTTGTTGGACGCATCTGAAATCGACATGGCGAAGAAATCAATGTCGAGTTACGCCTTTAGACAAGAGTTTATGGCCTCATTTGAAGCCAGAGGCTCAGAGATGTTCAGAGAAGATTGGGTACAGTTCGGAGAAGAGCCGGAGGTTGGAGATTGCTATATAGCCGTTGACCTAGCTGGCTTTGAGGAAGTAAACAAGAAACGGACGAAGAACTCTAAACTAGATGAAACCGCAATCGCTGTTGTTAAAGTTAGTCCTGATGGCTGGTACGTTGATAACATTATATATGGGCGGTGGAGCCTTGACGAGACTGCCACCAAGATATTTCAGGCGGTCAGAGATTACCGTCCTATCAGCGTTGGTATTGAACGAGGAATCGCAAAGCAGGCTGTAATGAGTCCTCTGATGGACCTACAGAAGCGCTACGGGACGTTCTTTAGAGTCGAGGAGCTAACCCACGGCAACAAGAAGAAGACTGACAGGGTGATGTGGGCGCTACAGGGACGCTTTGAAAACGGGTACGTAACACTGAGTAAAGGTGAGTGGAACTCTAGGTTCTTGGACCAACTGTTCCAGTTTCCAGACCCGCTGACTCACGATGACTTAGTAGACGCTCTGGCGTACATAGATCAGTTAGCACAAGTAGCGTACCACTACGATTTTGAAATAGACGACCACGAACTACTAGATGTAGTAGCAGGATACTAAAGTGACAAACAAAGTTTTTAGACCTTTCAACACCTACGGAATCTACGCAATTTCTGCCGTAGTGTTTTTTACACTGGGTTACAGCGTAGCAATAATCTAAGGAAACTACTATGGCAGAAGATATCTATAGCCCAGACCCTCTAATGATTGAAGAGTCTCTGGAAGAGTGGGTGATGACCAAGTGTGAAAACTGGCGTGACTACTACGAGTCAAACTACGAAGCAAAGTTTGAAGAGTACTACAGGCTCTGGAGAGGACAGTGGGATCCTGCAGATTCCCAGAGAGGATCAGAGCGTTCCAGAATCATATCTCCTGCGCTGCAACAGGCCGTAGAGTCTAACGTAGCAGAACTAGAGGAAGCTACGTTTGGCAGAGGCAAATGGTTTGACATTGCTGATGATACTAACGACAAAGACCGTCAAGACGTACAGTACCTACGTAACAAACTAACAGAAGACTTTGAAAAGTGTAAGGTACGTAAGGCTGTTGCAGAGTGCTTGATTAACTCTGCTGTGTTTGGCACAGGCATAGGCGAAGTAGTTCTTGAGGAGATCAAAGAGATGGCTCCTGCTACTCAGCCTATCATGGGTGGAGACTTAACTGCTGTAGGTGTCAACATTACTGACAGGGTGGTAGTTAAACTAAAGCCTGTACTGCCTCAGAACTTTCTCATAGACCCTGTAGCAACGACTGTAGAAGACGCTATGGGTGTAGCTATTGATGAGTTTGTGTCTAAGCACAGCATAGAAATGCTACAGGAGCAGGGCGTATACAAAGACGCTTACATTGAATCTGCTGCGCCTGACACAGACCTAGAGCCTGACCAAGACCTCACGATCTACAACGACGACAAGGTACGTCTAACGAAGTACTACGGTCTAGTACCTCGTGAAATGCTTGAGGCTGAGGACGTAGAAGTAGAAGACGAGTCCATGTACGTTGAGGCTATCGTAGTTATTGCTAACGGCGGTACACTGCTAAAAGCTGAAGCTAATCCGTACATGATGGGTGATAGGCCTGTAGTTGCGTTCCCTTGGGACGTAGTTCCCGGAAGATTCTGGGGTCGTGGTGTGTGTGAGAAAGGTTACAACTCACAGAAGGCTTTGGACACAGAGCTACGCGCACGTATTGACGCCTTGAGTCTCACGATTCATCCTATGCTTGCTATTGACGCGACACGTTTACCTCGTGGCGCTAAACCCGAAGTACGTCCGGGCAAAATGATTCTAACTAACGGAGATCCTCGTGAAGTACTACAGCCGTTTAACTTTGGGCAAGTTGGTCAAATCACTTTCGCACAAGCACAAGCGTTGCAGGGAATGGTTCAGCAGGCTACAGGAGCGGTTGATTCAGCCGGAGTTTCTGGCGCTGTTAATGGTGAAGCTACTGCCGCTGGCATTAGTATGTCTCTTGGTGCTATTATTAAACGTCATAAGCGCACCTTGATTAACTTTCAGCAGTCGTTCCTGTTGCCGTTTGTAACCAAAGCTGCACACAGGTACATGCAGTTTGACCCTGAAAACTACCCCGTAGCTGACTACAAGTTCAACGCTACGTCTACTCTAGGCATTATTGCGAGGGAATACGAGGTAACACAGTTGGTGCAACTTCTGCAAACTATGAAGCAAGACAGCCCAATTTATCCTGTGTTGATCCAGAGCATCATCGACAACATGAACCTGAGTAACCGTGATGAGTTGATTGCGTCTATGCAACAGGCTCAACAGCCAGATCCTCAGGCACAGCAGATGGCTCAGATGGCTCAACAGGCACAGCTTGAGTTCCAAAAGAGTCAAACTCAGGCGTTGCAAGGTCAGGCGGCTGAATCTCAAGCTAGAGCAGCTAAGTACAACATAGAAACACGGCTTGCTCCTGAAGAACTACAGATTGAGAAAATTGAAGCAATCACCAGAAATATTAAGGAAGGAGACGCAGACGACAAAGAGTTTGAGCGTAGACTTAAGATTGCTGAAGTAGCACTAAAAGAAAAGTCCATGAACAACCAAGAAAACAGAGGAGCAGCTTCCCGAAATGATAATGACACAAACAGAAATGAACCAATTTCTCAGCCAAATCAACGAAGCGTTCCAAGACCAGTTCAACAAATTGGAGAAGCTAGAAGCCAAGGTGGTGGCCCTAGAGGACCAAATGTCGGACCTGCGCCAGAAGGAGGACTCTAACAGTGCCAAAGGAAAAAGACCCAAGACTAGCAAGAGTAGGAGTGTCGGGGTACAACAAGCCAAAGAGGACGCCTAGTCACCCCACTAAGTCACACGTAGTTGTGGCTAAATGTGACGACGGTAAAGTTAAGACTATCCGGTTTGGACAACAAGGAGTATCAGGTGCTGGCAAGAGTCCTAAGACTGATAAGGAGAAAGCGAGGCGTAAGTCCTTTAAGGCTCGTCACGCTAAAAACATAGCCAAAGGCAAATGTTCTGCGGCTTATTGGGCAAACAAGGTGAAATGGTAAGATGGCTAAAGGTGTAAAACATTACAAAAAAGATGGAACTCTGCACACTGGAGAAACCCATAAGATGCCTGACGGATCACTGCACTCAGGCAAAACCCATAGTAAATCCTCAGTGCCGTTGTTTCACATGGAGGATTTACCCAAGACTGCAAAGGAGAAGGCAATGAAGATGTACGGAAAACCTGCTGCAAAGCCCAAGAAAAAGGCTAAAGCAAAGCCTAAGAAAAAGCCAATGAAGAAGGGCTACTAAGATGCCTAGAGGACTATACGCTAATATCCACGCCAAGCGTAAGCGTATCAAGGCTGGATCAGGTGAAACTATGCGTAAACCGGGATCAAAGGGCGCTCCTAAGTCTTCTGCCTTTAAGAAAGCTCAGAAAACTGCCAAGAAACGGTAAAATTTACATAAAATAATACTTGACTTTTAGTCAAAAGTATGGTATAATATAGGTGTACTTAGGTACACTTAATACAACAGAGACAACCCAAGAGGCCTCAAGATGGATCAAGAAACACAGCAGTACTACGACGCATACTTTAGTCTTTTTATTACTGATGGCTGGAAGCAACTTATGCAGGACTTTGGTAACAATGCTTTACAGATTAACAGCATAGAAGCTACTAAAGATGCTGACGATATGTTTTTTCGTAAGGGACAACTAAGCGTATTAGCCCACTTAATCAACATGGAAACTATCGTTACAACTAATTACGAAGAGGCATCTAAGCCTCCAGAAGAAGATGATTAAAGTATTTGATTTTCGTTGTACTAACGGACATACCTTTGAAGAA